ACGGTTCCGGTGAATACTATGCACGAACATATAATAACGGTAAAGTAGCATTATATCATGATAATAATGTTAGGTTAGAAACATCTGCAACTGGTATTAGTGTAACAGGGGAAGTAATAGCTGACTCTGCAACGATCTCTGGTACGGTGACTTCCGGTGGGTTGAAGATTAACTCAGGTGTCTTTGACATCAATCTTAATGGTTCTTTAGACGCACTTCCTGCTGATAATGATGAATCTCATATCTTTACAACCAGTGGATCAGGCAGTGGTTTTTTTGCAAAGTTTGGTGCGCTAGGCATAAGCTCAAGAAACAAAGCTACAACGTCTTCTGATATTGGGTTTTTTACTGACAAAATTCAACGATTACAGATAGCAGATGGCGGTTATATTTACTTCTTTGAAGACAGCGGAACCACTGCAAAGCTAACGTGGGACGCATCGGCTGAAGAACTCCAGTTCAAGGACAATGTAAAGGCTGTATTCGGTGATGGTGGCGATCTTGATATTTATCACAGCGCAACTGATACTTTTATTCTTAATAGAACTGGCACTTTAAATATAAGAAATAATGCTAATGACGAAGATGTTAGAATTTTAACTGATGATGGGTCTGGTGGAACAACAGATTACTTTAGAGCAGATGGTTCTACTGGTAATACTATCCTCTACCATTACGGTTCTCAAAAATTTAATACAGACGCTTACGGTGCCACTGTTACTGGCACGATGAATGCTGACTCTGCTACGATTTCTGGTAATCTCACGGTTGACACGAACACACTAGTCGTTGATGCTGCTAATAATAAAGTTGGTATTAACGTGGCTTCACCACAGAGAAGCTTCCATATTGTAAATAATAATGTCGGTGTCGCGACAACTTATGGTGTAGCTGTAATAGAAGCAGCAGATGCTCACCTTGATCTTGTATCATCATCTGATAGTACTTGGGGAAGTTCTATTAACTTTGTTGAAGGTGCTAGTGTATCTGCTAACACTGATGTGTGGAGTATTGCTAGAAAGACCACTGGCGGCGCCGGGGATGGATCTTTACATTTTAATTTCGGTACTGTTAATCAGCACAATAACAATAATAAAATGGCGTTGAGTAATTCTGGCGATCTTACGATTGCTGGTAGCTTCTCCGGTTCTGGATCATCGCTTACATCTTTAAATGCAGACAATATTAGTAGTGGTACAGTTGACTCTGCAAGATTACCAGCTGGAGTATTTGGCGGAGGTGGCGGCGGAGGAGGTGGTGGTGGTACCGGAAGCCTTGACTCTGTCCATCTAACAAATGGTAACTTTGCTGGTCTGGATATTGATTCTGCTAATATTGCTGATGTCAATATTAGCAGCAATGCGATAAAAAGTACTGCCGGACAACTTATAGTTACAAGTGCTACTAGCAGTAAGGATCTTCAGCTTGGTAATCTTGGTAATATTTCAATAAAAGCAAACGGCTTAACAGGCGGTGCTGATCTTGGCTTTGGTGACTTGGGGACTTTAGCTAATAAGAAGCTTGGAACAACAGCTTATGGTGTCGATGTTAATGGTACAATAGATGCTGACTCCGCTACTATTGGTGGTGTTAATATTATACGAAATAGCAACACTAAAAGCACTATCAAGCACACAGATGCACTAGCACAACTTATTATTGGTGACTCAACGGGTCACAACACAGATATTCACGGTCAGTATGGTGTAAACCTAAAACATGCTGGCTCTACTAAACTCGGAACAAGTGCGTATGGTGTCAATGTCACGGGTAAAGTTGATACTGACTCAGCTGATATTGGTATTCTGAATATAGACGGTACAGGTGATGTAACATCGACAGGTTCTATTAGTTTCACAGATGGTGGTGCAGCGTCTAATAATATATCGTTCTATCACGGCAGTGATGAGTTGTTGCTGTTGCGTGGTGATGGTAATGTTTATCTCAATAGTAGTGGTAACACAAAACTAGTCACATCACCTTATGGTGTTACAGTTACTGGTACAGTCAATGCTGACTCTGCTACCATTGGTAATTTGAATATTAGCGGTAATGCTATAGCTGGTACTACGAGTGTCAATATATTTAACGGTAATACTGTTACAATATCAGCAGATGCTGATGGCGGTAATAGAGCTATATTATATTTTAATGGATCACCCAGATTAACAACTAATGCTTATGGTGCTACGGTTACTGGAACAATTAATGCTGACTCTGCAACGTTATCAGGTAATTTAACAGTCGGCGGAGACCTCACAGTATCCGGCACCACGACTACTATCAATACTGAAACCATTAACCTTGCTGATAACAATATTGTTCTCAACAGTAATCACACTGGAACACCAACACAGAATGCTGGAATCACGGTTGAACGTGGTAGTAGTACGGATAAAGTATTCCAATGGAATGAGACGAGTGACTACTGGGAGTTTGATGATGATGTCAATGTCACCGGCTCTGTTACTTTAGACACTTTTGCTTCAATAGCTGGTGTTGATACAGGTAATCCTTCTCCTAGTTCAAATGAGCTAAGGGCCAGTGGCTATGGCATCATAGGTAATAGGGGAACTGTATATCTCACTAATGCAAATTCTTCAGGAACTATACAGCTTGGTATAGGTGGGGTTCATAATGCTGGGCCGAAGATGACAATACTCAGCAACGGTAATGTTGGTATAGGCGAAACATCGCCTCAACATAAATTACATATTAAAGATACCGCACCACGAGTGCTAATAGCGGGTACGAACGCGAGCTCGACAGATGATGAGATCTCGCGTATATCTGGTTTATTAAATACCGGATACGTTGCAGATGTAAGATTCCTCAGAGGAACCACCGATTCTCAAGGAAAAATACAACTTAGAACTTACTCAGCTAATGGTGTTACTAATAATGGATTAGTAGTTGGCTCAACTGGTAATGTTGGTGTCGGCGTAACTGCTCCTGCTGAAAAGTTTGAGGTATACTCAGATACTGATGTCTCAGCTGTTATCGGTAGAGCTCATATCGGTTATCAAGGTTATTCAGACTTTGCTGGTTTCAGTCACGTTGATCAAAATGGAACTGCCAGTTATGCATTACTACAAGCTTCCGGGGGTGCGACGTATCTTAATGCTGCTAGTGGCCAAGACATATATCTTAGAGTTGCTAATTCAACTAAGATACAAATAAACGCAGCTAGTGTTGCAACCCTAGTTCCTATGACAATACATGGAACTGGAGGTGGTTCGTACCAACTCAATGCTGATTCAGCCGAGGTCGCATCTGTTAGTCAGACATCGATCGCTGAGTTTGCTCATGCGTCCTACGGCGGTGCGAAGTTTATCGTGACTGCATCACAGGGTACGAAGAGGCAGATCTCTGAATTACTTGTGACACATGATGGAACAACAGCAGTTGCGACTGAGTATGGTACGATCACGACTGACAGTGATCTTGCAACATACGATGTTGATATCAGCGGATCAGATGTAAGACTTCTTGCAACCGGTACTACTGCGACATCGACAAGATACAAAGTTGTAGAAACATTGATTGAGGCCTAAGAATGGCGATTGTATATAATTCAAATAGAATTGTTCATGATAAGCTTGTGTTGCATGTTGACATTGCAAACAAAAAATCTTATCCTGGATCTGGCGTAACATATTTTGATATGTCTGGTCAAGGATACCACGGAACATTCGGTGATGGTGCCGGAAGTAATGCACCTACTGTAGATGATACTACATTTCCTGGTCAACGACATTTATTGTTTGCACAGAGTGGAACTACTGCGATTGCATTTCCTGAAAGCAATATCTCAAAAGATCCAAGTTTATATCTAGGTGAAACTACTGGAAGGTTGACGTATGAAGCGTGGGTGTATTCTTTAGGAGATAGTAATAGCGGATCATTATTTAGAATTATGTCCACTGATTTTAGTGACTATACAGCACTTGGTGTGAGAAAAGATGGAGCAGCTAGTGCAAATCCAGGACATAATAGATTTCAGTTGCAAGTAAACCCAAATAATTCAGCCGTGGCTACACTTTTTAATATTACGAACGACGCAGATTACTTCAATAAATGGTTTCATGTTGTTGGAACATATGATGGTGGAACAGGTGCAAGGGTTCTTTACATCAATGGTGTAGCAGAAGACAGTGGTACTACCGTACTTACAGAAGCAACATACGGTGATGATACCAATAAAGCATTTGCGATTGGTAGTAATGTTGAAAGTGACGTACGATTTGATAACGGATGGTATGGATATATCGATATCTGCAGAATATATGGAAAGGCTTTGTCAGCTGACGAGGTTCTACAGAATTATAATGCACAGAAAGCGAGGTTCGGTCTATGAGCTTGAATCACGGTGCAAAGGTACCAACTGATAATTTAGTGTTCTGTATTGATGCAGCAAATCCTAGATGTGAATTTGTTGAATCATCTACAACCTGCAAAAATATTATAACAGGCGGTAATGTATCTGGCGCGTCAGGTCAGCCAAACGCTGGGGCTCATACACCAAACACGGCAAATTTTCCGGCATACAATGCATCATATACGGGTTGTACAACTCCTGTATTTGATTTTGCCAGTGGGCGTGGAATGAACATTGATGAAGATTTAGGTGCATCGAGTGGTGGGTTGACTATCTCAATGTGGGTATATAAAGCAAACACGAGTTCAAAATATCTCACCGATGGTCGTAATAATGGCGGCGCGTGGTTTTTATCAAACTATCTAGATGTAAATATTAATTTTACTAGTAAACTTAAATATAATTTTGATGAAACATATGACGGTAGCGCTCCAGAATTCATCAATAGGTGGATTCATGTATGTGTAACATCTGGTACTGGAGGACATTTCTTTTATTTAAATGGACATGAAATAACAGTAAACCCGTATGGATACAGAAACGTATATGTATCTCAAAACTCAATCGATCTTGATTTAGGGGCCAATTACCGTATTGGCACGCGTTATACGACTTCTGGACAATGGACAGGTGCCATGGGCCCTATACACATATGGAAACGACAGTTAAATGCAGCAGAGGTTTTACAAACCTTTAATGCTCACAAAAATAGATTTGATTTGGTGGTAGTGTAATGGCTGCACATTCTGGACCAGATCTTGTACAGAATGGGCTTCTCATCTATATTGATGCTGCTAATAGTAAATCATATCCAGGTAGTGGTACTAATGCAGTGGACCTTTCCGGGAATGGGTATGATGGAACTTTAAAAAATGGAACTGCATTTTCTACGGATAATGGTAGAGCTACCTGGAGATTTGATGGCACAGATGATCAGGTAAACGTTGATACACAGCCTGGATATCCATCAACTGTAGATGATCCATTCACAATTGAATCGGCGATTTATATACCAACTGGTACAGATTGGTGGTCTGATAATGGATCAAGCGGAACTACTCTCGTTAGCAGAGGTAATTATTCTGGAAGTCTTGGATTTAGAAGATACTCAACAAGTAATATTGGATGGTGGATAAGACCAAGTGGTTCAAGTAGGCAAGTGAACTACACTGCTGACTTTGATAGATGGTATATACTTACCGGAACATTTGATGGCACGAATAATTCAGGCGGTATGGTCTTCTACGTTAACGGAGTCTCAGTAGGAACTGCGACTGTTTCTGATGCACTGTCAACGACGTTTGATAATAGCTCTTGGTTGATGGGTGGCGGTGGAGCATTTGGTGGAGTCAATGGAGGACACGCCGGAGGTGATATACCATATCTTAGAGTGTATAATCGTGCATTGACATCAGCTGAAGCAGTTCAAAACTTTAATGCTACGCGTGGAAGATTTGGATTATAAATAAAAGTAAACGCCATAATAGGGGAGAGTGAACCGGATGGCTAACGACAAAAGATTTGTAGTCAAGAACGGACTACAGTCACAAAACATCGCATTCGTCGATTCAGACAAGTCAAATACTATCACAGCAAATATGTTGTCGAGTGATACATTATCATTCGAAGGTCAGGTTGGTCAGCTTTTCTCTATTGCCGATAGTATGGGTGGAACTATATTCTCGGTCAACGATATCTCGGGTATACCATCAATCGAAGTTGATGACGATGGTGAGATTCGTCTTGCTGAGACATTCGGTCATGTTCTCATTGGTACAGATTCGAGTACTGACACATCTAAGCATATCGTTCAGATAACTGGTGGACTCAACGCTGACTCGGCCACAATTGATGGAACTATTACCCTCAGCGATGATTTAGTATTCGGCGATAGAACTACTACAGACGGTCATATTCAATTATACAATGGAACGGCTACAAGTGGTTATACTATCGGCGTTGAAGATAATACTTTGTATTCTAGATCCTACCAGAATCATCGTTGGTATATCAATTCTTATGCTGACGGCGGCACCAGTGATAAGATGGAATTGACTGCATCTCAGTTAACTGTTGCAGGTGATATTCAGGCTTTAGGTGGTAACTATTTTACTGACACAAGTAGCCAGAGGGTAAAATACGGAACGTATTCGGATCAGGTGAGTTATGGTATGGGTATGGAATCGAATATAACTTACGGCGGTTTGAATAACGATTGGGCTATAACCTTTCAGATGAATGCCGATAATGATCGCGGATTCTGGTTTGGCGATACAGGTCACAACACAGCTCAAGGTGCAATGGCACTTACTACTGAAGGTAAACTTACAGTTGCTCATAGCGCTCGAGTCGGATATGGTGAAACAGATACTACAACTCCTGGTGCGACACACACCCTTGATGTTAGCGGATCATTTATTGCTGACTCTGTGCATGTTAATTCTAAGAGTATAATTTTTGAAGGAAATACAGAAGACGCACATGAAACAACCATTGCTGTCACTGAGCCAACAGCTGATCGAACGATTACATTTCCTAATATTACAGGTGACGTTCCTGTTAAATTGTATACTGATATTACGACAAGCGGTAATTCATCAACAACATTACAAGTTTCAAATTCCACACCGAGTATATCAGTTGCAGCACAGACATATATAAGATGGGTCTTCCATGACGTAACGTTTAGTAGTGGACCGAATAGTCCTACACTAGCTATTGGTCATACATCTGGAACAGTTTCTTGGACTGGTTCTTATAACTATCCGGATCAGTCAGATCATGGAGTTGGTACGACTACTGATTTATTGTTTGGACTGACAACCAACCACTCGCCTGTAGACCTGGTTTTGAATCTCTGGCAAACAGATACGAACGATTGGGTATGTTTCTTACATTGCAATACTAATAATAGCCCTTACTATTTTCATGGGCACGCTACTGGTGTAGTTCCTGCAAATATACAATTATCGTCTGGTGGAGCATTTAATGTAACAGGGTTTACTGGATCGCTCACAGAAGAATTTGGAGTAATTTCCTAATGGCAAAATTTAAGACAGTATTTGATCCTCGTACCAAGACTAAATCTGTTGTTGCGTTTACATCGGATGACTCTGATACATACGCTGCAATGTTGACTAAAAAAGAAGAAATAAACACTAAAAGAACAAGTAAAAGAACTACTAAAGACAGTGACGGTACTTTTGAGTTAATGCATAACGGAAGTACAAAGCTAAAGACTGATGCTGCAGGTATCATTGTGAGTGGTACTGTGACAGGAACAACGTTTTCTGGATCAGGTGCAAGTCTAACTAGTTTAAATGCATCGAATCTTGGTAGTGGTACGGTTCCTTCAGCTAGATTATCTTTATCGGCATCTGATATACCTAATCTAGCGGCGTCTAATATTACGTCTGGCACATTTGCTGATGCGAGGATACCTTCACTCAATGCATCAAAAATTACTGCTGGTACTCTTGATTCAGCGAGATTACCACTTGGCACATTTGGTGGCGGCGGTGGAAGTACTTCACCGGGTGGATCAAATACTCAGGTTCAGTTTAATAATAGTGGATCATTTGGCGGAGATGCTGGGCTTACGTTTAACGCAACATCAAATGATTTGACTGTCAGTGGAAAGGTGAATGCAGCAACGGTCGATCTTGGTAACTGGACAATCACTGAGTCAAACGGAGTGTTATACTTTGCAACTGGTGGTACAAATAAAATGAAACTCGATGCATCTGGCAACCTGACCGTTGTCGGAAACGTCACAGCATACGGATCAATGTAATGCCTCTACAAACATCTGGAGCAATTGACATACAAGATATCGCAACCGAGTTTGGCGGATCAACACCTCACGGACTCAACGAGTACTATGGTGTCGATGGATATACTGGTGTCCCATCATCTGGTGAAATAGCACTTGATGATTTTTATGGTGCCACGACTCGAAGTAGTACTATTACTGTAAGAGAAGATACTACAGCCGGCGCTGAGAGACACGGTTATCAGGCATTGAACGGTGGAGACTTTTTATATCCAGAAGCCCCGAACGATGATTGGTATGCAGCTTTTGGTGCTATAAGTAAAGCTAATCCAGGTATATCTAATAATATAACTGGATTTACAATCACCAACTATACTGGTGTTGGAATAAGTTCAAATCCGATTATTCTAGTGTTATCAAGTTCAAATAGTGCTGATTCTGGATGGAATACGATGCATGTAAAAGCAACGGATGGAGCGTCTGGTGGTTTAGGAACAGTCGATGTTTCATTTAATAGAACTGCTCGAAGTAATTATACAACTCACACAAGGTTGCAAGATCAAAGATCGACCACACGGTATTATTGGAGTTTTGTGCAAAGTAATCCAAGTGCGAGTGATGATTTGCAAAAGTTATGGACAGCAATACGATATCAGAGTAACAATACCGGATCAGCATTTATTAAATTTACATAGTAGGATTTATAATGATTTCATATAAAATTACAAAGTTAGACCAAGCTAGTTCACAGATTATGGTAAGGTATTCTAAAGAGAATAGTCCAGACTATTATGTGAGACGAGCAGTTAGCAATTTTAATGATACACTAATACACGAGACTGCAAAAGAAGCGGTAGAGGAAGCTATCTCTCACTGGAATAAATTAAGTACTACTACTGACTTTGAATTAACTACTGATACTGGTAGTTTAAAAGAAGTCGTATATGAAGATGAACCCTCATATAATGCTTCAACTCAAAAATTAGTTAAATCAATAACCGAGACTGAAACCACGATTACAGAGGGATGGACGGTTCAAGATTTTACAAATGATGAGCTAGCTAATTTGATCAGAAGTAAAAGGAATGTTCTTTTAATTGAAAGCGATTCTGAAATGTTATCTGACAGGAATCCAACAAGCGAAATGATAGCATACCGCCAAGCTCTGAGAGATATACCAGGTCAGTCTGGATTTCCAACAGATGTTACATGGCCTATGAAGCCAATAGAGTAATAGTATGAAAACTGTTAGATTCTATGTTCTCTGCTGCAGAAACATGCATTCTCTTAAGCGGCATCAAAGAACAATTCCGGTTGACGAGATGACGATTGTTATCAATACACAAGATGACGATTTTAAACAACTAGCTATTGCTCACTGTACACTTAATAATATTGAGTATGTGGTTACTGAGAGTAATGGAACTGCAAGTCAAGGAAAAAACTCAGTCTACGATTTATTTAGTGCATCGATCTATGACTATGCCGTTTTAATTGATGGCGATGACTTTATAACACCCCATGGTGTTTGGGCATATAAGCAGATTGCTCAGCATAGTGATGAAATTGATGTATTGGCATTAGAATATCAGTTTGGTATCTGGAGAGAAAACGGCTACAACGAGTTGTTAGCTCTTACTAATCCTCTTGTCGAGGGTGTGTCAAATCCTTTTCTAGGATGTAATGATAGAACTAATCCAGAAAAAATTCATGGTCACGGAGTAAGATGTTTTTTACAAGCTTATAGCTGGTGGCAGAGAGCAATCAGCGGGACCCTTATCGCAAAATGGAATGATTGGAGTAATGACTTTTCCGATACCCATAAACATTGGGCAACGCACTGCTACAAATATTTAAGCAAATGGGAAACACACTATAGACTTGTTATGTTCTCGAAGAACGCAGTCAATGGATACAGGTATGATCCTAATTTTATAGTAGGAGAAGATACACTACTATATCTTGTATATAAAGATGCTCATGTTAGAGGTAATTTAAAACTAAGACATCTTTACGATAGGTATCCTACCTATGTTTACGATACACGCGTACCAGGTATTGTAGAGTCTACTAGACATTTGAAAAATGAAGTAGAAGAAATAGGCGATTACGGTTGGTATCTATGGATGAAGAAGCTTGCTGAAGAGTATGATGTATATGAAGCAGCAGGTAAATTACATTTAGATACCGTGATGCCAAGGATTGAGCTTAATTTTCCTGAAGGATATACACCAGATGTCTTAGGTTTAGTAAATTATCCTGGAAAACAGAATATTCGCTACCTCTAGATTCAAAACATATAAATAACCATAGAACCATTAAAGGATAATTCTATGGCAAACCCGAACTCAAGATCGACATTGATAGACTATTGCAAGCGCCGGTTGGGTGATCCTGTTATAGAAATCAACGTTGATGAAGACCAACTCGAAGATCGTGTCGACGAAGCTTTACAGTACTATCAGGAATATCACAGTGAGGCTACACTTCGTACGTATTTAAAACATCAGGTCACATCAACTGATGTATCAAATGAGTACATCTCACTCAACTCGAATATTACGTATGTATCAAAACTGATTCCTCTGGCCTCTAACTTCAACCAAGGTAGAAACTTTTTCGATATCAAATATCAGATGATGTTAAATGATATGGCATCGTTGATTCATTTTGCAGGCGATCTTGCCTATTTTGAACAGATGCAACAATATCTTGCTCTACTTGACATGAAGCTAAACGGACATCCGCAGATTCAATTTTCTCGGAAAGAGAATAGACTCTATATCTTCGGAGACTTTGCTGATGGCGATATTAAAGCGGGTGATTATGTCATCGCAGAGGTTTATCAGATATTAGATCCGGATACAAGTACATCGATCTATAATGATCTATGGCTTAAAGAGTATACTACCTCATTAATCAAACAACAATGGGGAGCGAATCTAATTAAGTTCGATGGCATGCAGCTTCCAGGCGGAGTCACACTGAATGGAAGGCAGATCTATGAGGATGCTACGAGTGAGATTCAGCAGCATCGCGAAACTATTCGTCTCGAACACGAGATGCCACCAGGATTCTTTGTAGGTTAATATGAAAAACTTATACTTCTCTGACAAGGTCAGATCAGAACAGAATCTATACGAAGATATCGTCATCGAGTCGTTGAAGACATACGGCCAAGATGTATATTATCTTCCACGTGACCTAGTTGGAGAGAATAAGATTTTTGGTGAAGATGTTCCGTCAAGGTTTAATTCATCATATAAGATTGAGATGTACATTGAGAACATCGAAGGATTCGATGGCGAGGGAGACCTCTTTACTCGGTTTGGTGTCGAGATCCGTGACGAAGCAACGTTTGTTGTGTCGAGAAGAAGATGGACTCAACAAGTTGCAAGGATGGATACTGAAGTAACTGCAGTCAGGCCTCTTGAGGGTGATCTCATCTATCTGCCAATGACGAATAAGTTGTTTGAGATTCGTCATGTAGAACATGAGCAACCGTTCTATCAACTATCAAACCTGCCTGTCTTTAAACTCAGAGCAACATTGTTCGAGTATAATGACGAAGATCTCGATACTGGAATCGCAGAGATAGACAAGATCGAAGTAGACTACTCATACACTTATGTGCTGACGGTCGATCATGATAGTCCTCTGTTAATCAATGATCGTATCGGTTTGATTGCGACTCAAACATTTGGTAGCGGTGTTGTAATGCAGGGTGAGATATCTAAGTGGTCTGACTCAGATAATAAGGTACATCTGATCCATGCTGGTGCTGATGATGGTAAGTTCCACAACTTTGTTTCTGGTGGAACGTTAACAATCCAGGATTCAGACTTTACAATAACTGCTGTCGCCGAAGATAATAAGATATCTTCGAATGAACAGAATACAATATTCAGCACAGAGTCAACTGATTTCCTTGACTTTAGTGAGAACAACCCATTTGGTGATGCGGAGAATAACTAATGAGTGATGACATATTCGACTTTGGCTTTACAGCCGTAGATGAAACAGAATTAGAGGCTGTACAAAAGGCTACAGCAGAGGCAACTCAGGTAGCAACGACTGCAAATAGTACTCAGGAAAAATTAGATAAATTATATAATGCAGTCATACCTTTGCTGACAAACCTAAAAAGAAATCCAGAGAAAGAGTATATTCTCTGGCCAGATCGACTTTCAAAGGTAGAAGCCTTTGAAGATAAACTGACAGAGATTTATAAAAGCTAATGTTTGGTACCTATTTTTATCACGAGAAGATTCGAAAGTGTGTGTCACTATTTGGCCGCCTGTTCAATAATCTTTATGTGATTCGAAAGAATTCTGCAGGGTCAGTGATCAGTCAGGTCAAAGTTCCTTTGTCATATGCGCCTAAACAAAAATATCTAGAGCGCATACGAGAGAATCCTGATCTCAGTGCAAACTCGCAGGTAGCACTCAAGCTCCCGCGGATGTCATTTGAGATTACTAACTTCATATATGACACGACAAGGCAGCTGACAAAGACAAGTACTTTTAATACAGTTGGTTCGGCTAATACAAGTCGAAAAAAATTCTTTCCGCCTGTGCCATATACTATTAACTTCCAGCTAAACATCTATGCTAAGACTCAAGATGATGCATTGCAAGTTGTAGAACAAATACTACCTTTCTTTAATCCGCAATACACCGTAACTGTTAAACCTTTTACTACGGATTATCCAACATTTAAAGAGGATATACCAATTATTATTCAGGGACTATCCTTCCAGGATGATTTTGAAGGTGCGATTGAATCAAGAAGAACTATTATATACACACTTGACTTTGAAATGAAAGCGAGTTTCCACGGTCCGATTGCAAATAGCGATATTATTCGTCAGACTGATATAGTCTTAGGTGAGATGAATAGTGGATATAATGATTCTGATCTAGGTATTGAGACGCTTCGAATAACACCAAACCCGTCAGATATCATCGGAATGCCTGATTCTGATTATGGATTTACAACTACTATTCTGGATAGTGCATAATGAAAGACAATGATAATGTAAAAAGCGATTACGATTATTCGCGCGAGACATACTACGATCTGATTGAGAAGGGCCGTGAAGGTCTTGAGGATATGATCCACGTGGCACGTGAGTCTGAGCACCCGCGGGCGTATGAAGTACTTGCCGGCATGTTGAAGAATATCTCAGACATCAACGACAAGCTGATGGACCTTAATAAAAAGCATAAAGACATTACCCAACCAACGAAAGACAGTAAACAGATAGAACATCAACAAAATATATTTGTAGGGTCGACTGCTGACTTACAGAGACTACTACAGAAAGAAAGTGAAGAGATCGATGTTACCCCAACAGACGAGTAGTTATCTCGGCAATCCAAATGTAAAACGTGATGGAGTTCAGCAAGAGTGGAAGCCTGAGCTTATACAGGAGTACGCGAAATGCATGAACGACCCTGTGTACTTTTGTGAAAAGTATGTTAAAGTAATTGCATTGGATAGCGGTCTTGTATCGTTTAACCTATATCCTTACCAAAGGGATATGTTCAACCACTTTCAGAACAATCGATTCAATATTGTTCTTGCATGCCGCCAGTCCGGTAAATCAATATCTGCCTGTGCTTATCTTCTGTGGTATGCGCTATTTCACTCAGAGAAAACAGTTGCGGTCATGGCAAACAAAGGTGCGACAGCACGTGAGATGCTTGGTCGTATCACATTGATGCTTGAGAATATACCGTTCTTTCTACAGCCTGGATGTAAGGCACTCAACAAGGGATCGATTGAGTTTAGTAACAACTCACGGATTGTTGCTGCAGCGACCTCTGGTTCCTCGATTCGTGGTATGTCAGTTAACCTCCTGTACCTCGATGAGTTTGCGTTTGTCGAACGTGCAGCAGAGTTTTATACATCAACCTATCCGGTTGTATCATCAGGTAAAGAAACAAAGATTATCGTGACGTCAACCGCTAATGGTATCGGTAATG